GAGTGGTGGGTGGGAGAATTTAGAATGGCTTCTCATTGCATCCCAAAGGGCTTCTAAGTCAGAGGCCGAAATCATGGCCACACCAGGCTCCTTCGAGTCATCTTCAGTTATTACTATTGGGAATTCAGGGCCGGGCTCCACTACTAGTGGAACTCTAAGGGAGGATTGTGAAATGCTATCCTTCTCGGGCAAAACCATCGTGAGCAGAGTACAAGCCGTTATCATAGAGGACAGGGCCACAACGCCCATCGCATAAAATACGGGTCTATTGAACCAGCTGGACTCGGCTTCGGGCTTCTTCTTCGTCACTTTCTTTCTCATAATCTGTATCCTTTCTTAGCCTGGAGGTAAATCCTAATCTACTCATCCTCAAGGCTTTTCGTTTTCTACGGCGTAGTTTTTGTCTGGCGTCTTTACTCATCTAATAATTGTAACTCCTTGAGGGGCTTTCATCCTTTGCCAGTGCCTCAAATAATTTTTGATGTTGTTCCATAATCTCTTCTTCTTTATCCTTTACGTCATCCAATTTAACTTGGAGAATTTCAACGTGTCTTTCTAATTTTGCTACCTTATCTAACTGGACCGCCTGATTAGTTGACAGACTAAATGTTTGTGTCAAATTCCAGCCACCCAACATTATGAGTATGCCAATGACCATTGCTATTATTTGATTATTCACTTTCCTTTCTTAGGTATTTCATCTAAATGTAACTCTGGATTAATCAATTTCTCTAATTTTAAATATGGTATTCTTTCATTGGGCACATACCGCCAAGTATATCCATTTCCATTATATACACCAAATACGGTTTCAGTCAATCCAATCTTTACAATAATCGACTCTTCACCATCAAGTATAACTTTGTCGCCCTCGTTAAAGGCCTTATTCATTTTAAATGTCAGGCCTCTCGCAATCTTCGTTGCGAAATCTTTAAACCATAGCGTGATTACGAGTATCAATAATGCACTTATAAACGGCATCAATAAACCAGTAAATTCAAATGCTACATCACCAACCGACATTATTTCTGTCTCCATCAATTACGCCATCTGTTGACGGCTGCGGTACCAAAATAGAATCCTATGACGTTCATAATTGCATATGGGAGCCATTCTGGAGTTACTATACCAGTCAATTCTTTCCATTCCATTGAGGTCCAGGTGAAGTCAAATAGCCATATTTTGAATCCGTGTGTTACTTCACCGAGGACATTGGTAGGGGTCATCCATAGAACTGGAGCAACTAATATAAATGCGGCCAAGGCCATAAGTGTTACCACGATGAATTTCCTAGCCCACTTCGCAGACTTGGTCTGTAATGCTCTGGCTCCTTTTGTTGCTTTTTCCTCAAAATTCAACAATTTGAGGGTCATCATATTTCGGGCGTGTTCGTCCTCACGGGCGTCGGCCTTCATCTTCATATATCCACCAAGCATAGTGGATGCCAGCATTGATATGACTTCTAATGGTATTCCAAACATTTTAGTATATTCCCCCTAATATATCTATTTATATGTAAAAAAAGACTTGACAGGAGGGCGGCCATAGAGTATAATAGTACCTATATTGTAACAATTAAGGAGATATAATTATGGAATTTATAGCATATTTGGTTGTCGGAGTCGCGGCCCTGGGTCTCGCCTCTATGTTCTTTTTCGTGTTCTTTATGGATGCGAATGATAAGATAAACGAGGCCTACCTGGAAGAAGAGAAGGCCAAACTGGTGAAATATGGACCATAACGCCGACTTTAGATACGACCTCAAATGGGGTCAAGTAGGCGAAAATACTGTTGCTGAGATAGTAGCAGGAGACAAGACCGAGGTCAAGTCAGAAAGAGACATCTGGGTTAGGACGGGCAACCACTTTGTTGAGACTGAAAGCAGAGACAAACCTAGTGGTATTTGTACGACACAAGCCAAGTACTGGTCAGTAAACTTCTATCATCAAGACAAATTCTGTTTCAATATCACCAAAACAGTGGAGGATTTGAAACAGATAGTCCTGAAGCATAGAGCCAAGAGAGTCCGAGGTGGCGATAATGACACCTCTTGGGGAATCTTGGTGCCAATTCACGCATTAATAAAATCGTTCAATGACTTTTTATAACCTTAAAATAATCATAAGCATTTTGATTTTATGCTGGTTTGTGTGGAAAATCATAGGAGCAATTTAACTAAATATTGTAAAAGGATATGAGTATGAGTATTACACCATTTATGGGGTCTCTCTTTATTATCTTGAGAGAAGGCTTCGAGGCGATGTTAATCGTTATGTTAATCTTTACCTATTTGGGGAGATTTGATTCACAAGGTAAAGAAAAATGGATATGGTATGGCATCGTAAGTGGTGTCCTATTGTCAATAGGAGTTGCAATGGGATTCAAATTCATTGCAGGTCTAACCCACGCACACGAAGAATGGTTTGAAGGAGTTACGCTCCTCCTGGCCTCAGGCGTATTAGCCTATCTAGCAATATGGTGCCACGGAGCATACAATCATTTTGAAGAAGATATTGTAACTAAACTAAGGCCGGCGGTACTCGACATCGAATTGACGATATGGTCGTCCTTGGCATTAACCCTAGCCGTGACATTAGCCATACTCCGAGAGGGATTTGAGATAGTTCTGTTTTATGCGGCCCTATTCTCAAGCACTGCCACAGACCAGACATCTATCTTTGTTGGTGGTATTGTGGGCTTTGTCGGATTATTGGGAGTTTATGGTATAATGAGAAAGGGTATTCAACGAATACCTACCGCTAAAGTATTTCAATACAGCAAGTATTTCTTTATTACTTTGGCAGTATATTTTGGGTACAAAGGAGTTGGAGAAGTTTTACCATTAATTAACTCTTAACAAGGAGATATATTATGTTAGATGGTCACTTTATTGACCCAGCCGACGCGGCTGACCAGTTCGATGAAATAGATTTCGTAATGGTTTATTGTCCTCAATGTCACGAAAGAATTGAGTTTCCCATCGTACATTCTACCGCTGCCGGAAATTATCACCAAGCAGTTAACATCCCCAATAAAATCGCAATGGAAATGAAATGGGACCCCAGTTCAATCTTTTGTGATATATGTAATCACTACTTAGTTGTAGAAAAACAATACGAGGAACCAAAACGTGTTGAGTTAACGGTACGTGTAAATACACCGAGAAAGCAGACGATGAGGACTTCCTGGTATGATGATGTCGGAGGACAATACCTTGGATAAGCCCAGTTATTACCTGACCAATGCCGATGAAATTATGAAAATCCACGAAGGACTACGAGAGATTTCATATTTTATGGGAATCATAGATAAGAACTGTGACGAGGTCAAGTCTATTGTAACCCGTTTGAGTGAGAAGTACGGACTATCAAAACGAGATGTTAGGCAACTTGCCTCAGATTTCGTGTTAAAGAAGGACTTCACGGAGGAACCTACAACCGCGGACCTTCAAAAAAAATTGATACAACACCTAGGAGATGAGCCACAGTGAATAAACAAAGTGAGAGATTTTATGAGATTTTGGACAGTATCAAAGAGTTGCACGATAAGAAGCGACACGACTATGGAGCAGAGGAAGATATATTTGCCAATTTTAGATTATCTGAATTAGCCGGGGTTGCTGCCTGGCAAGGCTCAGTTATTCGTATGGGTGATAAATATGCCCGTCTTGCCAATTTTATAAAGAAGGGCGAATTCAAATTTAAGGAAGAAAACATTAAAGACACTTTAATGGATATGGCAATCTATAGTCTGATTACTATGATATTGTTTGAGGAATCAGAAAACGAACAGATTAGCAAGATTGATGTGGAAGGCATAAACACCCCTGGCCACCTTAAAGACGCCTCGGATGAAGGATGGATGGGCGAATGAAGAACCCCTTTACGAAACATCCACAAGAGGTGGATGAAACATACTTTGAGCATATGGCCATGGCAGTGAGATACGCATTTACCTTTCTATTATTGTTCTTTGTGGCACTTATTCACGCTGTATTTCCATTCTGGTTTCGCAAGACATCGAGTTGTGTGATACAGGAGATGGGAAAACTTATAGAAGAACGTGAAGGAAAGTGTTGACAAATGGCCCAACTTAGTGTATAATATACTAATTAACAGGAGAAATATATGGTAATAACAGCATCAAACCGAGACCAGTATCTAAGACGTAAAAACAGATTTTATATCGCTGGCTGGGTAGCATCAGAATTTGGTGAGAAACCTCAGGAACGACCAAAGAATTACAAATATCCCAAACTCTATGCTGATTATATGGAGGGATATGGTGAGCAGTTGAGGAATGTATCAATGGAAGCACAAGAAAGGCCTTCGTAAATGAAGTTCCTTTTTGCCCTAGGTCTGAGCATTTTCGCAGTGTACATAGTATTACAAGGTGATGCTATATGGTATCTAGCATTAGTTTGGTTAGTACCATTAACCTTATTCGTTTGGTGGGAGGCCGTTCCATCTCTCCCAGAGTCGTTTTTTAATAAATTTCTAGGTAAATAGAAAGGAAAAGCAATGTATATGGAAAGCGTAGTTATTCACTGTCTCGAAACTGAAGTAGATGCCAACGCGGATGTCGCCCATAAAAATGATAAACATATGAGAGTGGTAATAGAGGGCACAACTGTCGCCCTGGAACTCCACAGAACAGACGTAAGGAAACCCTATATTGGCCGTATGGCCGGGTTGGAATTCACCTACACACCTACTGTGTCAGTGATGAAGGATGCTAATTGGCAAGACTTCACAGGTGGTTCTGGTTAATAAAAAAGGTTGATTCCAGTGAGATTTTTATGAAAAAAAGACGAAAAAGACTTGACAAACCTCCTATTATTATGTATAATAGTAGTATGAATGAGAGAAAAATAACAAAAATGATGACCGACCTCGAAGAGCAAATAGTGGGTATTACCCTATCTGCTGATGAGATTCAGGACACTTTCGCCAGGAAATTTGCTCCCTTGGGAGTCGAAGTTTCTTCTACGTCCTTTGATGGCATCCCAGAAAATACTATCACGGCCAATGGCTTTTTCGATGAAACCGAGATGGGATTTGATGATGAAGATGACGATTTCAATATAGAATTAGAGTTGGTTTTCAACAACGAGAACAGCCCAATCACTATAAATACTAAAGACTGGATGTTCTTAAAACACCAGATTACTCAAACCCTCGAACACGAAATGATTCATAGGAACCAAGCAGAAAAAAGAATTAATATGGATGGCGAAAAGCCTATGCCCTTCTATTATGACGGAATGACGGACGAACAAAAGAAAATTGTCTATTTGAGCGACCCAGATGAAATCGATGCCTATGCAAACGATGTTGCTCTTGACCTTCTGAAGCATTATACTTATATGGAAGCCTACGGCAGATTGCGAGAATACAATAAAATCCGTCAAGATGAAAGTCCTATCTTCTGTGACTATGTTGATACTTTTGGATGGAATAGCGAAGTTGTTCACCTAATAGTTAAAAAAGCATTAAAGAGGCTAGAGACCTAATATGAGTACCCAAAATCAAAAAGAAAAATTTTATAGCCAATGCGTAGCACAATCACCTTGTGTTGGTAGGAACGACATACATTGTAAAATGAGTTTAGAGTCGGACTATTGTGTTACCTGTAAACGTACACTAGCAGAAATCAAAGGGTGGGAGACCATTTCATTTGAGGACCGCGAGGTCATTTGTAAAGAACTACTTGACAGGTAGGGAGGCTTATGTTATAATATGAGACATTATGAAGCCTGAATGTCTGTTTTGTGAGATTTTAAATAAGCCAGTCAGAATGACTGGTTTTCGCAAAATAGTAGAGAATAATGATTCGTTCTTTGCTATAAGAGATAATTATCCTGTGAGCAAGTATCATACCTTGTTAATTCCAAATAGGCACGTAACCGACATATTCGATTTATATGGAGATGAAACATTGTCGTTATTCAGAATTCTACAAAGACAGAAATTTCTTTTGAAGGAAGTTGATGACACAATCACCGGATTCAATGTCGGATTCAATTCTGGCTGTGATGCTGGACAGACAATAGAACACGCTCACGTACATCTTATACCTAGAAGGAAAGATGATGTAGATGACCCGATTGGTGGTATAAGAAACGTGTTTCCAGGAAAGGGAAACTATAAACTATGAGGAAGGTGAATAAGCAACAATCATTTCAAGTTTTAATCGAAGAAAGAATTGATGCAGGAGTTTCGTATATGGATGCAATGGTTGAATATATGGTAGAACACCAGATGGAACCAAAACAAGTTGCTAAATTAATATCGCCCGCCTTTTTAGTAAAGATAACTAAAGAAGCAGTGGCAAATAATGTGATTAAAAAAGATGATGAAGAAGGTAGCGTATTACCATTGTGACAGGATTTGAAGCATATAAATTATATGTTTCCTTAAAGCAACATTTTAGTATACATAATGATTACAACTTTGTCAAATATAACGGAAAGACCAGATTAAACGGTTCTCAAAGTTATGACAGTCGTAATGATAGATACTTTTTTGAGGCTTTAGGAGACAAACAAAGCAAGGATTTGCTACAATATTTTGTAGCCAACTTTGCTTATCACGGGAGTGATGAAGTATGGATAGGGAATTTACATTCGAGAGAATCGGAAGACGTTTATTTCAAGTGGAAGAAACGGGTACAATCTCTATCATACATATTTGAGGAAGATTTGAAAGAAGTGAAGGAGTTCCTTACAGGCCGAGGATTAGAATTTGATAGATTGTTTGATGTCGAAGATGGAGAACATCCTATTATATTCAGATTCGTCCAACAGAGGTTGATTGAAGTGGAGAGTTATATCATTATGGATAAAATTCTAAATTTCAGTAAGCGTATCGGTAAGAATATTACTGACTCCCTCATCTTTCCAACAGAGCAATATAGATATGACAGATACGCTGAATTTCTAAATTTAAACACAAAGCATTATAGCGATATAATGAAGGGAGTATTTTGTAATGCCACAAATGAATGACAATCACGATACAGAAATCAATTTGACCAAAGTTAAGTTGAAAGAGGTTACATATGACGGAGGGGAGGACCTGAAATTGAGATATTTACTCAATGACGTTTCAGTAGAGACCACCTTATCATATCCTCTTCCAGGTAAGGCCAGAGAAGATTATCAAATGTTAGTTGATATGTTAAATGCCACAGAAGGCGTCAAACAACTATTACAGGAAGGCTAAAGTGCCCATTGTTACTCGAATCTATTATACTTTCAGGTACACTGGCGATGGCGGAAATTGAGATTAATGAGATACCAGGCCACGTGTCTACACAAGGATTTGCTTTTGTTATTAGAGAAACAGATTATGGATGTACGTCAATGCCACAGGCAGATGAAGTTAAAATTAAACTTGGTGATGTATGTTATCGTGTAGTTAATGAGGCAGACTTCCATAGAATTGATGACCGGTGGGGCTGGTCTTTATGGGAATGGCTAGGAAAACGAACTGATAAGGGTGAAAAATTAGATGATGAGAAATGATACGCTCGGACAAAAGTTAGACCCATTGGGAGATGGGATTTCGTCCGTTGAAATGTTGCCTATTACTCCTACAGACTTACAAGTAGTTAATGCGGCCAGAGTATCGATGGACAAAGTCCACACCGAATTCGATACAAAAAAAGATACAGGATTAATCAATTTCCTGGCGAAACACAATCACTGGACTCCATTCTCTCACTGTCAATATTTACTTGAGCGAGAGATGAGTACAGAAAGGTATATCGTATGGATTACCCAGACTGCTAATGACCAGTTTGTTCGGTCAGTTATTTCAATAAATCAAACCACAGGCCGGGAAGCAGTTCGCTTTTATGAGCGTGGTTCCTTATATGCGTTTCTGAAGCACGGTGTAATAACAGAAAGTATGAGGTATAATAATGGCGTTACCCTCGCCGCATTCAAAATAGGTCCGCTCCAAATCGATGGTCATCTAGTCGAAGATTGGACACATATGCTGAGTGATATAGATAATACGTGGTGGTATAAGAAACACTTATATCAAGGTCTAGGATGGGATACTGACAAACTTCAAGTAGCACAATTCAGAATCAGGATGCCGATTTTCGTGTCTCGACAGTGGTATAAGCATCAAATTGGTTTCACGAGAAACGAAGTATCGAGAAGGTATGTATCAAGTCCACCAGAATTCTTTATTCCACACGAATGGAGGCTCCGGGCTGATAATGTGAAGCAGGGTTCCTCTGAGGAAATTCACGAATATACTGATGATATGGCAGGATGGATAGCCGATGCTACCTATGGAGTGCAGGCTAAATATAACGAAATGATTGACGTGGAGAACATATGCCCGGAACAGGCCAGGTCCTTATTGCCTCAGTCGATGTATACGGAGTTCGTGGAAACGGCCTCTATTAATGCCTATAAGAGGCTATTTGACCTACGGATAGAAGGAACTGCCCAATTGGAAGTGAAAAAATATGCAAAAAATGTAAAAAAACTCTTGACAAATGAATAAGGATGCTGTATAATAACTATTAAGAATTGAACTTTGGTAATAAACAGGTACTATTCTAATGGCAAACCGATATTTGTGCGATATATTAGAGGAGATGCGGACCACTACCAAGACTTTAAATTTTGGTATGCTTCTTGGGTTGATTGAGGAAGTACAGACTACTGGCAACCGTATGGAGGCCGCATTAGACGATAAACGAGATGCTGAGTGGATTCGTGAGGAGATACATACTTTAAAGCGTGAGAGGACCAAAATCAAAAAAGAAATCGAGAAATTAGAAGATAAAGTAGTTGACAAGACTGATTAAATAGTGTATAATAACCCTTATAAATAAAAGTAGGAGAATATTAAATATGACTGATGAAGAAAAAGTAGCAAATTTGAAAGGTATCGTACAGAAGAATACCGTACGAATTGATGGGAACGAGTATGATGTAGATACTTTGCCGACCGTGGCAAAGATTGCTATTGAGCATCTGGTTTCTATTGACAAAGAAGTTCAGCGACTTGAAATGGCTAGGGCAGGTTTTGCTCAAGCGATTAAAGCCGTGATGGATGGTGACGATGCACCACTGCCAGTCGGCGGAGTTAAAGTTAAGAAAGCACCACAACCAGCACCTGAGAAAATTCGGGTCGATGGTGCTACTGATAAGACCCCGAAGGGCTGATAACATCATAGTGGGTAGTGCTATTTACAAACTACACAAGCAGGTAAGTGGCATAGTGCCACACCTTAAATCTAATACAAAACAATAGGAGAAGTATTATGAGTTTTGCCGCTCTTAAAAAGCGTTCTAAGTCAAAAAAGGACGTAGAATCAATGATGGACAAACTGCAATCGGCCGCTGGCGGGTCGAAAGCAAGTTACGTAGACGACCGTTACTGGAAGTTGGAACGGGATAAGTCAAGCAACGGATATGCTATTATTCGTTTCCTCGATGCACCCGAGAAGGAAGATTTTCCATTCGTGAAAATCTACTCTCACGGTTTCAAAGGTAAAGGGGGTTGGTATATCGAGAATTCGCTCACAACCATTGAAAAGCAGGACCCGGTGTCCGAGGCTAACAGTGAGTTGTGGAATTCTGGTATAGACTCTAACAAACAGATTGCGAGAGATAGGAAGCGTAGGCTTCAGTATATCTCAAACGTCTATGTTGTTAATGATTCAGCCCATCCGGAAAATGAAGGGAAAGTTTTTCTCTACAAATATGGGAAGTCTATTTTTGATATGATACAGGCCGCAGGCGCACCTGAGTTTGATGATGAGTCACCCGTTAATGTGTTTAATCTATTTAACGGCGCTAACTTCAAACTTAAGGCACGAAAAGCCGACGGTTTTGTGAAGTATGACAAGTCCGGTTTTGAGGAACCTTCTCAATGGCTGAAGGATGAAAGCGAAATGGAGACCCTTTATAACGGTCTGTATTCGTTGACAGCCGAAGTCAGTGAGGATAAGTTCAAATCATATGATGAGTTGAAGAAGAAATTCCTTCGAGTAATCGGGGGAGGTAATTCTGATACTTCGTCATTCACTGCTGAATCCGTTTCTGTACCTGCAACAATGGTGACAGAATCTACGGCTGATGATATTCCAGTTGTAGATAGCGGTGATGTAGAGGAAGACGATACGATGAGTTATTTCTCAAAATTGGCCGAAGCATAGTCCATCAGGATTATCTCAAAGAGAAAGGGAGCCCGCAAAGGCTCCCTTTTTTTTGGGCGGAAATGCCCGAAAATCATGGCCAGTTTTATGATATAGTAAATTCCATCAACATTTCATAACCAGTATCGTGTAGTGGGTTCATAGCAGTAGCATAACGATTTAAGAGACCGATATTTCCTTGAAAGGATTCTACGTGCGTTGACCGCAAAAGTTCTTGTGGGAATGTTCCCATAATGATTGAAGATGCACCAAGAGATTTCTTATCCTTGGCTTTTAATCCAACATATACCTTTGTTGCGGTTGTATCTGAATTGACATAATATGAAGTCTTGCCTATCTTATTAATAATCAAGTCCTTATTCGCATCTTCTTCACCACGAACATAGTGGCTAAGTGCTGAGATACTGGCCGCATTCTTGTATGGAAGAATAGCAAAAGCATTAAAGGTCCTGAAATTAGGAGTATTCATCTTGATAACAAGTTCCTGAACACGTTGAGTAATCTCAAACAAACACGGTTCTGCTGAATTTGGGTCAGACAATACTAATGCTGGTGTGTTTAATGCGTTGGCATCCATAAATGAGAAGAAAGCAGTATTTTCTGCCGCATCAGTAATTCCCTTTAATAGATTCGCCGCAATTTTATATCCATCCAATCCGTATTGATTATTAAGGTCACGCATTGCTTCCATTGAAAGACCAGACTGAATTGGATTAGAGGCCGCGGTGTTTATTGTTAATGTAGCCTCTACTGTTTCAAAGGAATTGGTGGCAGGATTTCTGCGAATATTGATGATTGAGCCCGTTGACATTTTCATAGGAACAGTTGTCGCAACCTCTCTCAATAGAGATATTGTTGGCAACTCTTCAAATGTCTTGATGAGTTTGTTAAAACTGAAATCAGCGGTACCGATATCATCGTTGTGTGTTTCTTCTACAAGGCGCACGGCCTCGTCAATTAGTTCTTTTTTCATTGTTTGTTCCATTTTAACCTCTCGGAGTATTTATGCCCATATGACCCATCCCTGCGGGCGACATTGGTGCGTGAGCCGTTGATGAAGTATTTATCTGATTCGTGACTACCGTACTATTATCAACTGGTGCAATAACCGCAGTCGTGGGACCGCCACCTTCAGTTTTGGAGGCCTCGGCTGCCATAGTTGCTGTAATAACGGCGTCTGATAGTCTTGCTGAGTCCAATGCGGTGTTGCCCTCGGTAATACCAGGGCCTGTATTCATTTTATCTTGATTTACTTTCCAGGCTAGGTCTTGTGTTGTAACATTTCCACCGATAGCCATCTTTCCTGAATTGCCCTTCAAAAAGTCAAGAAGGTGTACATCGTGAACGAATATAGAACCTTCAGTAGTTCCTGCTTTATAGAAACTATCCATTATATTAGAATCTGGAGTAAGTTTATTAAACTCGTCTGCCGACATCATATCTAAGTCATCTACATCTTGTTCTAATCGGGCAACCTCAGCCAGCCAATCCGCATACTCTTGTGTTCCAGCACCGAGGGTATCTCCCTTCATATAAGCCTTTTCTAATGCTCCCTCTAGTCTATCGGATGCTTCCATCATAGTTGGTAGTGGTTGGTCTCCCGTAACAACACCTGCACTAGATGTGTCAACACCCTGTGGAGCCACAAGATTCGGTCCAGCAGAGCCTGCCTCACCAAATGTAAGTGCTTCATCCTCTCCAAACATTCCACCAGTCCACTTACTTTTGCTATCAGCCGCCTTAAATATCATTTCACGGCCTTCTTTTTTCGCCTCTAAGATGGCTTTAATTTGTTCTAGGTCATTATCTTTCCACGTTTCAACATCAAGTAATGATTCTAAAGTTTCGATATCCAATTTTGATAGTTTTTCCAAATCATCAATATCACCGTGACCTGTTCCTATATCAACTGCACCGCCTTTTTCGGCCTTTTTGGCAAGGTACATTTTTTCTTCTTTACTTAATCCATAATTACCTGATACATTTGTTTCAACGGTTTTAGCAGAGGCTTCTTCTGCTATAGTTTCAGCAACCTGTCCGCCTGCAAAATAACCCAAAGCACCACCGACAAGTCCACCAATTATCGTTCCAACAACTGGAACAACTGAGCCGACAGCCGCTCCGATGGCTGCACCAGTAACGGCACCACCAAGTCCACCAGCCGTCTTAGTATGTTGGATATTCTTTTCAACTCTATCTAAGTTTTCGTTTGTCTCAGTAGAGTACACTTCAAAGGCTGACATTGCGACTGTCAATGGAATAGCGATTTTACCTAATACAGTACCTGCACCTTTCAATAGTTTTGACATTTTATTAACATTCTTTGCAGTTTCTTTCACAGCAGTGGAAGCCACTGGTGGTGCCGTTACTGTAGGCGCTTTGATATTTTGGCCTGGAGGACCACCTGTGCTTGTTGGTACTTTAACTTTCGCATCTACTTTGACAGTCGGTTTGGTATCTGGTACGACATTCGGTTTGGTAGATACAAATCGTCCTCTTGCGTCTCTAGGCGGCCCTGCCCGGCCCTGTTGCTGGACTTTGGCCTTCGCATCGGCTTTGGCCTTCGCATCGGCTTTGGCCGCATCGCCTGAACCTACGCCAGCATTAGTGACTACAGCAGTTGCAAGTGGCGGAGGTAGTAATTTCTTAAAGATGTTCCCCAATCGACTATAATTGATTTTAGCAGTAGGGGCAGTGGGTGCAACCTTGGCAACCGCTGCCGTCTTGACGTTTTTAAGGTTATCTGGAAGTACAGGAACTTTGGCTGTCGGCGCGGTAGGTGCAACTTTGGCTACTGCCGCAGTCTTGACGCTCTTAAGGTTTTCTGGAATTGCCGCCACTTTTGCGGTTGGTGCGGTTGGTGCAACCTTAGCCACCGCCGCAGTCTTGACGCTCTTAAGGTTCTCCGGTAACTTGGCAACTTTAGCAGTAGGGGCCGTTGGTGCAACCTTAGCCACCGCCGCAGTCTTGACGCTCTTAAGGTTCTCCGGTAACTTGGCAACTTTAGCGACCTTGGCTTGTTTAGCGACCTTGGCTTGCTTGGCAACTTTCGCCTGTTCGGCCTTAGGTGCGACTTTGGCTACCTTGGCTTGTTTAGCGACCTTGGCTTCTTTAGCGGTTGGTGCGACTTTGGCTTGTTTGGCTACTTCTGCAACTTTGGCTGTTGGAGGAACCGTGAATTTTGTCTTGAAAAACTTGTTAGATAAAGTTTTTAATGCTAGTGTGGCAGTGCTAAGACCAGTAACGGCCATTGCAATTTTTCCAATTGGCCCTTTAAGGAAAGCACCAACACCTGCTATGAATCCGCCGCCGTCATCATCTTTTTTGTTCAGCGTAGGTGGGCCGCCTTTACCGGCACCCATCATCAACTTTTTTCTATCTCTACGGTCTTCCAGAGCCATTCTGGCCGCTTTAATTTCTCTGGCATCTCTTCGCTTGTCTATCTCTAATAAATCTTTCTCGATGGCAAGCAATTCAGCCATTGATTCGCTTTGAACTGGAACAGGAGTCTCCTGTTCAACTTGTACTACGGTAGGTACACCTTCTTCCTTTACTATGGCCGCAGGGGCCATGGCGGAGCCATTACTTACTGGCTTTTCTTCTGCCTTTTCTTTATTTGGAGTTCCTGCTTGACGACCGCCAGTCTTTTCTTTGCCACCGCCCTTCTTTGCATCGTCTGCCTGCTTCTTAGTCTCTTTAGTTAACTCTGCTTGGGCATCCAAGGCCTCTTTCTGTTGTTCTGTGGACTTGAAAAAATTCACAGACATATCACTTAAAGCCTGTCTCATATTCCCTTGTTCTCTAAGGAATTGCTTATTTTCTTCTTTGGCTTGGGCTAAGTCTTTCTTATGCTGTTCCTTATCTTCTTTGGCTTGCTTCTTCTTTCGGATTTTGTCAACACGAGCCTGTAGAGAGAATCCCTCAAAGGCCTTATTCACGCCTTTAATACCGCCCTCCAGGACCTTCTTTCCTGCCAGCACTTTCATTAAAGTTTCAGGTACCATCGTTATTTCCTTTTAACTTGCTCGTGTCTCATCTTTTCTTCCTCTAACCATTGTCCTAACAACTTCACATATATGTCTCTCTCATAGGGGAGCATATTTTCTAAATCATACAAACTATAATTGTGGTGTTGCATAAGTTGGAAGTTGGTCTTATAATGATTGGCCAACGTATCATAACTTATGCAAAGCCGAAAAAATCCTCCAGCCCCTCCAACGTGACTGGCTCTTTATGTCCGCATTTACTACACGTATAATCTATTACGTGTTTCAATTTCGGTTGATTAGCAAAGAATTCTTTGATTTTATCAAAGGCATCTTCAGTCAAATTCTCAATAAAGGTCATCATTTCCTGCTTTGATGTCTCTGACCCCTTGTATACATTCTCCGCATCAAATACATAATCAACAGAGTCTACAATAATCTTGAACATCTTTTCAATCTGGTCCTTTTCATCATCGTGGACCTTCGTCTCCGCCGTGGTAAGAAATTTAAATTGAAGTCCAATATCTTCCGTTATCATCACTTTGGATAAATCTTCATTCGGAAAATCAATCTTGATTTCATCAATCTGAATCTTATATTGGTCTACGTGTCCACAGGCTTCTCCTGCATCATTCACTTGATTACACGTAAAGGATGGTTCAATTATTTCACCACGACTTTTCGCTCTAATATTCAGAAAGAGATAGTCAACATCAAATGCTGGCAACTTATCTCCATCTATCTTTCCTTCTGTACAGTTTCCGATGATTCTAACAATCACATCTCTCACTGCGGTCTGAAATTCTTGACCTTTTAATCCCTTAGCCCCTTCCATCGCGGTCAGAAGAATTTTCTCTTCTCTCACAAGAAATGGTCTGTAGGTCACAGACTGTTTTTTGTCCGATGGTAATTTACAACTATATATCGGTGTATCTATTTTTGGTAATGCCATAATATTATCTCCTATAACTCATTATGTTATCATTGTCCACCGCCATCCAGGGGTGGGGTTGCATTCATTTTAGCGACTGCTTCTCGTTCTCTTTGAGCATTGTTTCTCCGCTCATTAAATACCGCAGAAACCTTAGAATTATAATCTTTTCTCAAATGGTGTCGGCTTCTGTTGTTATCCATTCGATTTGCAATTCTCTTACCGCCATCTTCTGTTACTAATTGTGCCGAAACTTTGGCCTCTAGGTTTGATTTATAATCTTTTCTCGTATGCTTGCCACCTATTGCACTGTCTTTCATATCAGGTCTAGAAACTTCTTCATCTGAGTCAGCCCACCAACCGGCCGTACTCTCGTGAGTCCAATCTTTAAATGACCAAGTAACATTAAAAGTGGCAATTTCTGCTTCACCACCCCAAGACATTTCAACGGGTCCCATTGCAGATGGCCACGCTTGATATAAACTAATAGTGGACGCTCTGCCCCCTTGTCTATCAAGCGGAATAATATTAACTGTACTGACATAATCATCATAATACGTTAAAGTATATAATTGTCTATTTCCACCAGTATTACTAACACTTGTGCCAGTTCCTTCTTTAACTTGGCCCATAATACCTGATATCCAACCATCAAAGAAAAGATGTTCTCTCCAATCTTCACTCAACATAAAGGTCATAGTTATCGTGTCTATAATTAAATCATTTGCTACTTTGTAAATAGGACCAAATCGTTTAGCATCAATTGTGCCTATTGACTTACCAGGAACTGATACATTTTTAGCCATATACGAAAGACCTTTTTGAACAACACCTTCGTCTGAATTATTATAAAATTTACCGAACCATCCATCAGAGGCAGCGTTATTGTAATGGCCATTGGGCATTCCAATTTCTACAGAATAAACATTAGTTCTCTGGAAATCATCTCCAGTCATTACTGAATTAAAATCTGATACTTGCATTATGGTTTACCCCAAACTGATTTAGCACTAGCACCAACAAACCTCTGATATGGTAGAAATATAACATTCTCCCACTCATTTGGCGGTGCTTCCAATAGGCTAGTTCTTACGTGGCCGTATAAGTATTTATGTATCATTTTGTCGGCGTGCTTGATATTTCGCACTGCATCCCAAGAGATAAGAAACTTTGCTTTGTCCGTCATATCTTCTGGCTCACCCTTCTGATTGGCGAATTTAATTATTTTTGTGAAGAATTTCTGTCTGTCTATAGGAGATAGATAATGAAAATTTAATCCAAGGAAGCCATCTTTGTATACATCCAAGACAATAATGAGAGGAAACTTGTCCCAATAAGGGAGGATTGCTTTGAGTTTAGCATCATAACCGAACGTATACATTTTTCCTGGCTTCAGAACTGATTTCTTTGTGAAGCCTTTTGCAGATTCGCCTACTTTTTTCTTGAACCACGCTACTGACTTCTTAGCCTGTTGTGCTTTTGAAGGTTTTTTGCCACTGGCCGCTGACGTTAATTCGGCGGCAATGCCCCTTCTAGCCATCTGTCCAGCCTTACCAGACTTGGGATTAACTTTACCCCACTGGGCCCCTAACCAACGATATTGATTTCCATCACTCGCTGTCCTTGTGGCTCCCTTTGCGACTTCTAATAGTATTTTTCCTACAGCCATATTACCTTACCAGGTGGTCCTCTGTGAGTAGTTTAAATTGCCACTTTCTTTCATCACAAAATGCTCGTGCAACTTCCCATTTTGCTTCATTAATTTTCCACGTCTTTAAATCTCTCATATAGCGATATTTACTTCTCGCAGTCTTTGGTTTCTTCGGCTCCATACACTGGGCTTTCGGTTTTACCTCTATTATCATATTGTTAATCTTGCCTGTTTTCTCATCTTGTACTTCAATCCAGAAATCAGGGAAATATCTATGCACTTTCCCATCAAATGGGCTCTTGTACGGAATCACCAATTCTTCACTATTCCATCTAATTACTTTGGAATTCGTGTCTGCATACACCATAAAACGTCTTTCCCAAGAAGAACGGTACACCACATCGTCTACTGCACCAACATATTTTTCACGATTACGAACTTTGTATTTACCTTTATATGCCATCACAGTTATTTATATAAATAGTTGAAGAGTCTATTTAAGAGGAGAAATCAATAATGTTACACCACGCAACGTGGAACTACTGGGCGGGTTCAAAGGCAGGCAAAGCCGTTGCTGAGGGCTATGACGCGGCTGCCGATTTTGTCGGTGACCTTAGTATATCTCAAAAATTTAAGGGAAGTGATGGCGATGATGTCATAGATTCAGTCGCAAAGGCACCACAAGTTTTCAAATTTCCTGATGATGCTGTGTCCGCTGGTAATTTTTGGACTAGATTAATAGTTAATTCTTGGGTACCAGTGAAACGAGAAGAACTGGTCCCTGGGCAGAATCACGGCCTAGATAGTTGGCTATTAGCGAATATTTGGTTACCTATGCCACTAACTCTTCAAACAGCATATAATCAAAAATATACTGAAGTAGAAGATATGATGGTGAATAGAGGTGTTGGAATAAACAAAGATACTATGTCAAAAGACATAGCGAATCAGGTTGGTGTTACTGCCTGGCATGCCGGGCAAGAAGTATCAAAACTAATTAGTTCGTTGACCACGATGAATTCTAGTGCAAAAATGAATCTGGGTTCTGTAATGAATCAGAATATGGGATTAGTTTATGATGGAGCAGAACTTAGGTCACACTCCTTCTCTTGGAGAATGACCCCAAAGAATAGAGATGAACAACATCGAATTAATCAGATTGTTCTTGCTCTCAAGGGATATGCTTCTCCTGTGGCAAAAGGGATTGGAGGCGGAGATGTGAATTACTCTTCGGGAAAAGAGGCTGGTGAGGCTACCACTGACAACGCTAAAAACTTACCGACGAAAGGCGATGCCGCTACTGCTGGTTTGCACGGTGCAAAAGATACT